ACTACATGAAAAGTGGCATGTTCCACTTGATTATAAATACAAAGCGTTTGACAAGGAATCATTTGAACAGACCTACCAAACGATTTGTGAAGATGATTATGAAACCCGTAAAAACGAATTTGAAAAACTTAAAAATTGGATGATTACCCACTTTTCTAATAAAGAAAGATGGAAAGAAAAACTTTTAAATATTTATAACGGAGAATAGTATATTATGCCGAAAACCAATTTATCATTAGGAAATTTATACAGAGCAATAAGTGGTTCGGCCAGAACATCGCAAGTCGTTAGTTTAAGTGGCTTGAATGGTGGTGGATCGAGTATATCATTTAGTGCATTCGCGATTGATTCAGTAACGGTAACACCGCCTACATTTACATATATTGTAGAAGATACAAGTGAAAATGCAACATTTACATTTACATCACCTGGTACAAGACATGGTGTTAAAGTTGGAATAGTTGCAAACAACTATACTTGTTCCTTTGATAACTCAAATTTTACCGTACCAAGTTCATCATTGGGTGCATCCCCATCTTTTAACATAAAGGCAGCTGCACAACAACCAGCACCATATACAGGTTCATCGGCAGTATTGACTATGGCATATGCGGATGGTTATAATATCAATGCAACTAACTACGGCGAATCCGGTAAGCAAACAAAAACATTATACGCAGTTGATGTTTACAATACAATTAACGAACCTGATTTTTGTTTATTATTTGGAACACAGATTCAATTGCAAGATGGAAGTGAAATGAATGTAGAAGATTTGCGTGTGGGTGATGTTATAAAAGCGTGGGTTCCATCCGGACTACCAGATGAAGATTTACCAATTAATACGGATAGTGTAGATTGGAGAATGTATTTGTTAGAAAATTTAGAAGGACAGGAGCAAAATGTTGCAATAGAAAACATTACATTTGATTTTGCAGATTCTTATTATTCATTAAATGATGGATTAATAAAAGCCACTGCATTACATCCACTATATGTTTGGGATTCACAAATAAGTAAATATAGATTCAAAAACGTTTGTGATATAATAGTTGGGGATAAGTTAATAAAATATGATATAATTGACCAATTGGAAGAAATCGATATAATCGATATAGAATTGATATTCGATGATGTTGAAATTGTAACATTGAACGTAGAAACGGCAGACGTTTATATGTCAAATGGATTTATTTCACATAATAAGGGAACAACATCTCAACCAAATATACCATATCCTGGATTAAGAATGTATTTGGATCCATCAAAAGCGGTATCATTCCCATCGGGATTACCATCAACCGGAACACCAACGGTAGATTGGTTAGATATTGCGGGATGGAATACGGGTGTAAGACCAGGAGGACAGGGTGGATTAGGACAAGGAAGTCCTACTTATAATAATGGTGGGGTGACTAGAAAAGATTATTACTATGCATTGAATGGTACTAATCAAATATTTTATAAAGATACAACTTCAAATATAAATGGTGGGTATTCGGAGTTCAATATTACTGCCGGTACAATACATATGTGGGTTAGACCTACAACTACATTGGGAACATCCACTAGAAGATTATTTGATTATAATGGAAATTATGGATTTGCAATAGAATCATCGGATAACTCTACGTTAAATAGATTAAAGTTTTACTCATCTACATTGGGTGATTCTGCACAAGTTACTACTTCCCTTTCAAGTAATGTTTGGTATTTAATATCCGTTTCATTCGGTAGTGCAGTAGCTCCGCAGTTTTATGTAGATGGTGTATCCGTTGGTACATTGACAGCATCGGCAACCATATCGGCACCAACAAGTACAAATTATATAGTTATTGGTGGTAATGATGCGTTCAGTAGTTTTTGGAATGGACAAATAGGTCCTGTGTTATTTTACAATAGAAGGCAAAACTCTACTGAAGTTGATCAAGTATATGATTATTTTTCACCAACATATAAAGTATAATTTGTTGTTTTGAAAATAAAAAATATATTTATACATTAGAAATACTAATTGTAATTAATTAATAATTAAAATAACATGGCAGAAAAAATCGTATCACCAGGCGTCTTTACAAGAGAGAACGACCTATCATTTTTACAGCAAGGTGTTGCTGAAATTGGAGCAGCTTTCATAGGACCTTTTAAAGAAGGGCCTGCAGTTCCTACTATTGTAAATACACAAACCGAATTTGAAACACTTTTTGGAATTGTAGATGATACCTACTATACACCATTGGCAGTACAAAACTATTTAAGAGAAGCAGGAACTGCTACTATTTGTAGAGTTGTTGGTAAGGGTGGATATACCGCACACAATCCGTTGTTGATAACCGTATTTTCGGGATCGGCTGGAGCAGCTGCTACTGATATCGTATCTGCATCTGTTGGTATATTATTTCCAACCGATAAAAACGTATTAACAAGCGGTTTAAGTGGTTCATCGGCAACAACTACGAATGGTTCGTTGGGCAATGGTGACCTTATTATGTTCGTTACAGGTTCTTCAAACTATGCAGGAACATCATCTGTTGATCCTGAAGATACGAATGATATTGAATCTGTGTTTGGAACATCACCTCTTGGACAAAAAGGTGGATATGTTTATGGATTCTTTAAGTCTCCAGTAGATATGGCTCTTGGAAAATCTATAGGATATGGTTCAACTGTATCATCTAGTGTTAGTGTATTGGATGATCAAAATTTCGCATTCGATGCACAAGAAGCATTAACACCATATGTTCAATCTCAATTAATTTCAGGTGAAAGATATAATCTTTTCCAATTTGAAACAATTGGTGTTGGAAATGCGGCAAATACAAAAGTTAAAATTGGTATTACAAATATTAAAGCAGCAGGTACTGTAGCCGGAACCGATTATGGTACATTTACTGTTGTTATCAGAGATTATAATGATACAGATAAGAAGAAAGTAATTCTTGAAACATATTCAAATGTAAATTTAGATCCTAATTCACCAAACTACATAAGTAGAGTGATTGGTGATAAATACATTTCAATTAATGATGCAGGAAAAATAAGCGAATCTGGTGATTGGGTAAACTACTCAAAATATGTTAGAGTTAAAAACGTATCAACAACCGCTCCTGTACAGGCAGTACCATTTGCACACGCTGCATATTCTTTACCAATTTCTGCATCTGCAGCAATTAGTGCATTGATTCCAAAAGTAACATACACTACCGCATCTGTTTCAGATTCTACAAAATATAGTGGTATAGATTTGGATGGTAATACAGATAACGCAATCTATTTAAAACCAATTCCAACCGGAGCAAGTAAGGGTGCAAACACCGTATTTTCGTTAGATACTACATGTGGTCTAACATTGAGTGGTACAACATCTACTGATATTGCAAAGAGACAATTTATATTAGGATTCCAAGAAGGATTTGATGGAATGGCACCAACCGTTTCTATTTACAAAGGTGGTGATATAGTTGCAGGAAATTCTCAAGGATTTGATTTATCAACTTCAACTTCTTCTGGATCTTTAGCATACGCAAAACACATCAACGCACTTTCAAACGCAGATGAGTGGGATGTAAATATGATAGTAACACCTGGTGTTGTTAGAAGATTACATTCATCCGTTGTTAGTGATATTATCGATATGGTTGAACAAAGAAGTGACTGTTTCTATATAATGGATGGTACTGCACAAGATGATTCAATCGATCAGGCAACCGGACAAGCTGGAGCAGTTGATTCTAACTATGTTGGAACTTACTATCCTTGGGTTAAAACAATCGATGTAAACACAAACAAATTAATATCAGTTCCACCATCGGTATTACTTCCTGGCGTATTCGCATCAAACGATAGAGTTGCTGCAGAATGGTTCGCACCAGCAGGTTTGAATAGAGGTGGATTGTTAGGAGCAGTTAGTGTATTGAATAGACTTACTCACTCTGAAAGAGATACTCTCTACGAAGGTAAAGTAAATCCAATCGCACAATTCCCTGGACAAGGTATCGTAGTATTCGGACAAAAAACATTGCAAGATAAACCATCGGCATTGGATAGAATCAATGTTAGAAGATTGTTGTTGACTGTTAGAAAATATATCGCATCAACTTCTAGATATTTGGTGTTCGAACAAAACTCTTCTGAAACAAGAAACAGATTCTTAAACATTGTTAATCCTTATTTAGAAGGAATCCAACAAAGACAAGGTTTGTACGCTTTCAGAGTTGTAATGGATGAGAGTAACAACACACCTGATGTAATCGATAGAAATTTCTTAAAAGGAGCTATCTACTTACAACCAACAAAGACAGCTGAATTCATTCAAATTGATTTCAACATCTTACCAACAGGTGCAGCGTTTAACGGATAATTTAAAAATTGAATATTTATAATAAATAAAATAAGAATAAAATGCCAGAAATATTAGAGTTTGATAAAATGTTCTACAAAAATTTTGAACCTAAACTTTCAAATAGGTTCATTATGGAACTAAATGGTATCGAGTCTTACATCATTAAGACCGCAGCGAGACCAACCTTTACATCGGAAGTTGTTGAGTTAGACCATATCAATGTAAAAAGAAAGATTAAAGGAAAATCAACTTGGGATGATATTACTATCACTCTTTATGACCCAATTGTACCATCCGGTGCACAGCAAGTAATGGAGTGGATTAGACAATCACACGAGTCATTAACAGGTAGAGATGGATACGCAGCATTTTATAAAAAAGATATAACATTTTATTTGTTAGGTCCTGTGGGTGATAAGGTAGAGCAATGGACTTTGAAAGGAGCATTTATTAGTTCAGCAAACTTTGGTGAATTAGATTGGTCTGGTAACGATCCATTGAGTATCGAATTAACAATATCTTACGATTACGCAGTTTTAGAATACTAATCTTAAAAAAAGATATAAAGAAAGAGGGGAGCAGATTACTGTTCCCCTTTTCATTTTTAAAAAATTGAATATATATAATAAACAAATTTAGTTATTTATGGATCAAAACATTGAGCAACAAGTTACAAGAGGATTAGGACAACAACAAGCTACACCACAAAGAAAAGTAGATTTCCCATTCCCAACAGAAATTATCAGTTTACCATCTAAAGGATTGGTATATCCTGAATCATCTCCACTAGCTAAAGGAGAAATCACAATTAAATTAATGACAGCTAAAGAAGAAGATATTCTTACATCAGCTACATTAATTAAAAAGGGCATACAGTTAGATAAACTTTTAGAAGCATTAGTTGTTGAGCCTGGCGTAAATGTAAATGATTTAGTAATTGGTGATAAAAACGCTATTCTTATTTCATCCAGAATGTTAGCATTTGGACCTGAATATATCGTAAAAATAAACGATCCATTTATTAATGAAGAAGTTGAAACATCAATTGATTTATCAAAAACAAAATTAAAAGAAGTTGATGAATCCGTTTTAAGAAGAGATAACGAATATAGTTTTATATTGCCTGTTTCCAAAACACCAATAAAATTCAAATTACTTACACATGGTGATGAATTGGCTATACAAAGAGATATAGAAGCATCACAAAAAGCAACAAAGCAAGCAAACGAAATAACAACCAGATATAGAAGAATAATTGTAGAAGTAGATGGAAATAGAGATTTGGGATATATCAGCAATTTTGTTTCTAATAGATTATTGGCCGGCGATTCGAAGGCATTAAGAAAAGAAATATCTGCAATAAGTCCTGATTTAGACCTTACATTTGATTATACATCTCCTGTAACTGGTGAAACGGAGGCACTTAAGATTCCCTTTGGGATTGGGTTTTTTTACCCTGCCGATTGAGTATAGTACTCAACTTCATAAAAAAATATTTCAAATGGTTTATTATGCCAATGGTGGATTCAATTGGCATGATCTTTATTACATGCCCACAAAGCTTAGGGAATTTTATTATAGAGAGATGCTGGATGCCAAAGAAGAAGAAAAAAAGCAAATGGATAGCATTAATAGCAAGACCAAAGCATCTGGTAGAGTAAGAAGAAGATAATTAATAATTTTGTTTATATTTATACATAAACATAATAGTAATCTCATGTCAAAAAAAATATTAGTAAAAGAAGGAGGTATTGGTAGGTTTTTACAATCTTTTTTTATTGCAAAAGCTAAAGGTAGGGATGATGAATTTATAAAAAAATTACATAAACCAAGTCCTGAATTATCAAAGATGATGGATGATTTCAATGATAAACTTGATTCCAACGTTGCATGGCAATATAAATGGTTGAAATCAAACGGATACAGTACGGCAGATCTTGATGATTATATTAAGAAGTATAATGTTAGTATTTAAAGTAACTTACGTTGGCTAATAACGAAACTACACGATTAAAATTATTAAGGCAAATAGCCGAAATGGAAGAGAATGTCCGTTCTCTTGTATCCGCTACTGCGGCCGGAATTAAAGATACAAATAATAATCTACAAAAACAAAGAGACTTACTCAAAAGTGCTAAAGAAGAATTAGTTGAGCACGATAAAAAACTAAAAGATATTTCCGATACAATAAAAAAAGGTAATGATTTTTTAGAAGAAAGTGAAGATTTGCAAGCAAGTATTGCAGATAGACTTGGAAAACAAAGTAAAGAGTATAAAGTTACGGAGAAATATATTGAAAGGCAAAAATCTTCTTTGGCGAGTATAGGTAGTATGATTGAAAAGCAAGGTGATACAGATTTTGCTACAAAGGCCAAAGAAGCAGTTGATGCATATAAAAAATACCAACAAAGTGTTGCATCGGTCGCAAACGCAACAAGTCTAACTTCAGAACAACAAGAACAATATAATTTAAAAATAGCCAGAGCAAGGGCAGAGTTGGATCAATCCGTTGGATATTTAAAAGATATGGGTGCCGAAGGTGAGTATGTGTTTCAATCTTTAAGTAATATGGCAGATGAAACACAAGATTTCCAAAAAATAGTTAAAAAGGCAAAAGACGAGTGGAGTGCGATGGATGCAGTGTTGGGTAGTTTTTCAGGAATACCGGCAATGGGTGAATTGAATACTCTTTTAAAAACAAATATAAGAGATACTCTTGCATTTAAAGCGGCTGTATTTGCATTGGGAGCAGCATTGGGTAAAGCCGCTATGGATTACTTTGGCGCACCATTTAAAGCAAGAGTACAACAAGAAAAAGAAGTTGCACAACTTGGTATAGATGGAGCGGCCGAAAGGGCTAAAATACAATCAGATGCAAACTTTATTTCTAATGATGAAGTTGTAAAAGGTGTAAAGAACTATACTAAAATACAAGAAGAGGCCGATAATAATAGAATTCAAACTGCGCATAATGTAGCACAGG